TTAAAGGTCATATTGGCTAATTTAGTGGCTTTCCTTACATGGAATAAATCTTTTGTAGGTGTAGATGGACTTACATTTACAGTTCTTTGGTCATCACCAACAATTGAAACATAAGCAGGAACTTCAAGAGGATTACTTTCAACATAATTTCCAGAAAGAACTTTAATAGTAGTTCCAGAAACAGCAGCACCAACTGCTCCAGAAATTGTCAAATATGCATTATCAATTGATGTTCCATTATTATCATCATCACCATCTTTCGCAACATAAAGAACATTAGGTGCGGAGTTAATACCAGATGCCTCACCACTAATTGTTACACCACTACCGATGATAACCATAGAATCGGTAATCGTAACAATACCAGAAGTAACAGTATTGTTATCACCATCAATAGTAATAGATTCAGAACCTACTGTAAGAACTCCAACAATTCTAGTATCGCCATGAATTAAAACACTAGTTCCAGCAGCTCCTGGATTACCAACAACCAATGAATGTCTTCTATTGGTAGTTCCTATTCCAAGTCCACCACCAGTTATATTAATACCATCTTGGAATGTGCTGATACCTGTAGAATCTACATGAGTTACATCATCAAAATGAATAGTTCCTAAACCAGTAACACTACCAGTAAAGAATCCATCTCCTTGAACATATAAATGATAATCAGCTTTTGCCTGAGTGGTTCCAATACCAATTTTCTTAGTAGTATGAATACCAACAGAATCAGTTGTCCATGTTCCTGCAGCTCCTACACCTCCTCCTTCAGATGGTTCAAATCTATTACGTGCAGTGCTCCATCCTATAGTCCAACCTTCTGTCTGAATACCAATATTTGCTCCAGAACCTAAAACAACATCTTCAAGGTCACTTATAACACGAGCTCCACCTCCACCTAGAGCTGCTAATTGGTCTTGAACTCTATTTGTAAACAGTCTATATTGAGATGCTAATTGTTCAAAACTTGTTGCTTCTCTATCTAAAGGAGTAAGAGGATCAGAGTTGTCAGTGCTTGGAGGTTGGGCTAAAAGACCCTCCTCTAATTCATGTTGTGTTTCTTGTAAACCTTCAACAATTCTATAAAGTTCTTTAATATTGATCTTATTATCTTCACCTAATTTAGATATATCCTTTTTCAAACGAATAATATCTTCATCATAATATCTTACTTTAGGTAGATTATTAATATCCCCCTTTAAAGTATCAAAATATTCTCTAAGAGAATCAGTAATAACATTTTGAGACTCAATATTCTTATTATTAAATTCCTCTATTTGTTCATCAACATTACTGCGTAAAACCTCAAATTTACCTAAAACAAATTTCTTTAATTTTCTATCATCGTCTTTAAATTGATCATGATGTTCCCATATTTTTACAACAGTTTCTTTTAATTCCTCATATATTTTATCTTTTGTTTTTCCTAAATTTTCTTGGAGTTCTTTAATTTCAACTCTTTTTTCAAAATCTTTAGTATCAAGATCTTCTGCTAAATTCTGAATATCTTGATCTAACTTATCTTTAAGATCTCCTAAATTTCCCTGAAGTGTCTCATAATTTTCATGAACTACATCAAAAGTATTACCAATCCATTTAAAATCAGGAATAGTAGTATTTTTAATGTCCCAAATTTCTTTTCTAACTTCTTCTCTTAAAGTATTAAGATCATCATCATAATGTCTTATTTCTGGAAGATTAATGATCTCCTGTTTAAGAAGTTCAGCTTTATCTTCTAAAGAAGTTATTTGATCATCATAATGCTTTATCTCTGGTAACTTGTCAACATATTCCCTGACAATATCAATCTGTTCGCATATTGCTTCTACTTCTGCGTCGTAATCTTTTACTTCTGGAACTTCTGGTATACTCTCTCTAATCTGCTCAACTTGCTCAGAGAGTTGTTGTAGTTCCTTATCATAATACTTAATTTCAGGAACATCTGGGATATCCCTTCTTAAGTCATTAATTAAACGTATTACTTCTGTAAGATCTTCTGGTTCTTCTTCCTCTTCTTCTTGCGGATCATGTGAACCTTGAGAACCAAACCCTCCTTCCTCACCAGGGTCGTTTGCTCTCATAGTAGGTTCTTCTACTATAAACTCCTCAACTGAAGGTAAATCTTCTTCTTTTATAATATCCTCAGCTGATGGTAAATTACTGTTATCTTCAGCAAAATCATCAATTGACGGTAACTTATCCGACATTTTATTAGTAACCTTTGTACTTCGGGATTTTTCTCCCTATCTTATTTAGAAGAACTGCTAAGGTCACTTTCTTTTATCATCTTTGCAAGTTCTGCAGTAGATCCTACAAAGAGTGCATTATTAACAGTATTAGGTCCTTTAGGTTTAGAATCTTCTTCTACATCCTTTAATTTCTTCTGCAGATCCATTAATTTATCAGTTGCATCAGAGACACTTTTAATTAATTGTCCAGCAACTTCATATGCTCTAGGCATTTCACTTTCTTGAGCAAGTTCAAGGATACCATTAATTGCTTCTTGTCCTTTTTCAATTATAGAATATAAATTACCTCTTGTATATTCATAATCTTTATCAATATCATCTTTACTAAGTCTACTTGGTTTTTGGATACCAACAGTTGGAGTTTCAACTTCCTTTTCTTCTACTACAACTTCAGTAGGTGCAATATTGAAAGCTTTATCTAATTGTTTTGCCATGATTATGAGTATGATCCATCAAATCCAAAGTCATCTCCTACCTCAATTAAATCATTATCATCAGAAGTTATCTTACCAATATTAGAACCAGCTACATGAGCTGAAGCAGTTGTTCCATCTTGTCCTCTAACAACTGTTATCTTATTACCAATAACCTTATCAACATACATTGATTCATTATCAATAACAATATAAAGATCACTTGGATTTTCTACAGAAGATATGGCACTTCCACTATTTACCTCAAAGGTTGTATCTGCAAGACTTATATCATTAGTGAGGTTAGTGTCAACAACTCCATCATAATTCTTAGTTGCCCTTGGAGTAACAGAGTAAGTAAGATCTCTTCCTCCAGTCCGAGAATCTGTGCCAGAAGAATCTGCAGCAATATATCCAATAGAAACCTTCTTGATTATATCTGCAGCAGTAGAAGATACTGGTCCGAATAGATATGTTTTTGCACTAAATCTTAAAGTATAAAGGAGAACTCTTCTAGTAGTAAAATCTCCTTCATATTGATCATCCATAGTAACACTTTCTAATATCACAGGGATATCTCTTTTCTCTCCAATAGATTTTACCAAATCAACTGTTAAAGCATATGCAGGTTGAAAATAAGGTAATATTTGTTCAGTAATTTGAAGAGCATCATCATTCAATTTTGTCATGATGCTAAGTTCAAAATTCATATTATAGGGAACTGGCATATATGCCTTTTTCTCTGTTGATTTAGTAGTGCTATCTGCTGCTAAAAATGTCTGAGTTGTAGTTACTTTTCTTGAAGGATCGTAAGTTAATCCAATAAACTCAAATGACATCCTTGGTAATGTAATCTGAGTTGATCTATTAAGATCTGGTTGTTGTTCAAGACGTGCCAAAAACTTTTGAGTTGGTCCATAAGCAAGAGGAACCCTAATGACACTTCCCACGTCATCATCACCATCTTTATGCTTAATGGAAATTGTGTTAAACAATGTACCAAAAGCAATAATGGTTTTTCTTAATATTTCGTGATAAAAATACTCAAACATTACTTATTACACCTATCAGCTCTATTTAGGGATCACCAAATGGGTTACTATCGGAGAAGTCTAATATCGCATCTGCTGCTGTTTCAATATTATCATTATCAGCAAATGGAGTGACAGCATCATCTAGATTTATAACTCTTAATGCTCTAGTAGCATTTGTTCCAACAATATCTTCTCCAAGTGTCCATGTACCATCAACTATCTTAATTTCTAGAACTCCAGTGCTTGCATTCCAACTATTAACTATACCTGTAGTACTACTTGCTGCACCAGTTACAGTTTCACCAACTTCATAATCACCGGCTGCATCAGTATCTGGAGCACCTATTGTAATTGTCGGAGTATCTCCCACAGTATATCCAACACCAGCATCCTTCCATCTGATAGCAGTAACAATGCCAGCAGAACTTATTACAGCTCTTGCAGTAGCAGTAGTACCTACTCCAGGTGCAGCAATTGTTACCAAAGGTTCTGTAACATATCCAGAACCTCCCTCAGTAAGAGTTACGATACCAAGAGTTCCATCGGCTACTTCAGTCGTTGCAGCAGCACCTACACCCGTCTTAGAGATGAATCCAATACCAGGTGCAACAGTATATCCATAACCAGGATTCCTTATTTCTACTCCTTGAACCTTCTTAGAAGTAACTCCATCACAATCAATAAGATTGGAAATTAATGTAGCAATTCCTACTGCATTTGTTCCACTGGATGGAGCAGAACTAATAGCAACTCTTGGAGCAACAGTATAATCGTTTCCTCTGTTAGATAGAGTAACTTTTCTCAATCCACCTTCTGTAACAATTCCAGTAATAGCAGTTGCTTGAACTGGATCTGTAACCAATGTAAGAGTTTGGATATATCCCTTATCAACTGCAGTTTCATCAATATCATCTACACCTACATCAATAACCTCATCCTCATAACGGAAGAGTTCACATCTCAATTCATAGACATAATTCTTTTGTAATTGATAAAATGGTTTTTCATGCTCAACATACTTAATTTCAAATAATCTATCTCCCAATGGAAAATAAATTAAGTCTCCTTCTTTAGGTCTAGTCGCTAATTCTATATTAGGTATATTTTCAATAAGAGGGGTAATATAACTGCTATATCTTTCCTGAGAAATAATAAGATT